GCCCCGTAGGCGGCGGCTGCAATCTGGCCAGAGGTGGCCGGGACCGGGGCCCCTGCGTAGGTCCCGGTCGGGCGATATGGCAGAACCTTGGTGCCGACGGCCCAGGCGGTTCCGGGATCTGACGTTCCGAGCTGAGCCCGGGTCACGGTCCAGGTCGCCCCGGAGATGGCCGTCAACTTGACGGTCTCGGTGGTGGTCGCCCCGTCGTTGAAGTTCCAGTACGTGTTGACCAGCGCACCGGAGGAGGCGAGGCCCTGGTCAACCGTGATCGACACGGAGGATCCGCCGGTGGCAAGCTCTGCGCCGAGAAGCGTCTGGAAGAGGCGGTCGTGTCTTCGACCGGTCCCGGAGCAGGTAAAGCGGGCCGCATCCTCTCCACCCTGGGTGAAGGACACCGAGCCAGGTGTCCAGCCACCAACACGGTCGGCGGAATTGTTGTTTAGAAGCCAGAGACAGAGCGCGTCCTCGGAAGTGTCACGAGTCGCCTTCGGCTTGTAGGCGATTGCACCCTTGATGTTGGCCCCAGTGGCAGGGGTGAAGGTCAAGGGTGGCTCGACAGTAATCTGGTCGCTCGGCGCATAGATGCTGACGATCCGCCGCATCTCGTACAGCTCCGAGGTGGCGGAGGTCTCCACAATTATCGCATCCCCATTCTCGAAGCCCGAGACGCTTGAGCAGTCGAGAACGTGTGCCGTGCTGGATGCGCCGCTAGTGGTCGTAGTCGCGCTTCGGTCCACCTTCGTCCACCCGCTGGTGGTCAGCATCTCATCGATATCGGGAGCAGTAGTCCGTGTCCCAGAGGGCATAACGTAGCCCTCAATAGACCCCTCGGCCGTCTTCTTCTGGGCGATGCCAGGGACGGCAGTGGCAGTGCCGAGCTTGTCCTCCCGAGGGACGTAGGCAATCGTTCCAGAGGCTGAGCCCCCGATCACGCGCACCGCATCAGCCGCCTCAGGGTAGCTCTCGCCAGCAGTGTCGGTGATGGAGTAGGCCGACTGGGCCGCCACGAAGGCGACGAGGTCGCGTCCAATATCTACTTTCGGGCCGGTCATGTTTCGCTCCTAATACAATTCGCTCGTGACGACTTCCACGCTGGTCAATAGGGCCACATTGGGCGCGCCAACGTCCGAGTCAGCCCCCGGGATCTGGTTCGTAACCGTAGCACGGACGATGCCTGAGGCATTGCCCAAGGTCCACCCCTGACCGCCTGCCGGGCTTGCTCTTCGGTTGAAGATCGTCTTGATGGCATCCCCGTATCGCCAGGCTGCCACCATGACGGCCACCTCATTCCCTGAGACATTGGCATCGAGGACCACCAGGGCGAGGTCGAAGATGACCCGGTAGAAGCGGGAGTTCGCCTCAAGCTCGCCCGTGGTCGAGTCGATGGTGATTGACATATAGGGGAAGAGAGTGGCTTGGCCGGCTCGGTGATACCACTGCTCAATCTGGGCGACGTCGGGAAGCTCGGCTGTGGTGATTCCCAGATCGCTCCGTATTGTGGCCAGGGTCTGGGCATTGATCCCCGTCGTTCCATCATTGAGGACAGAGAAGATCGCATCCATGGCTCGCTCGGTGAAGGTCGCCATCGTTCACCGAGTCTTGAGGCGCATGACACCTCGACGCATCCTCTTCCAGTTGTAGGCCTTGGCCCAGGGATTGCCCTTGGCGAAGGCCTCCTTCCTGGCCTTGACGATGTAGACCTGGAAGATCTGGGCGATGGCTGTCCCGAGCGGGACATCTCCACCGGCTCCCACCCTTGCAAGGGATGTAGGGACCACCTTCTCGGAATAGCGCACCGGTGGACGCGGCTCCCTCTGGTACACGTAGGCGCTGCCCTCGGCGCGGCTGTGGGCTGCGCCATACTTTCCGACCTTGCTGTCGGGGTTGAGCCCAACCTCCATGCTGCGCTTGCCGATTCTCTCAAGGGCACCAGATCGGAAGCCTCCCCGGCCGCCTCCACGCACCAGGGTATCCCGTAGCGTCCCGGAAAGCTGGAGGATGGGACGACCGGGGAAGTTCCTTTCCTTCCATGCCGTATAGCTTTTCGACAGCTTGTAGAACTTTTTGCCGGTACTTTGGCCCTCAGTCTTGAAGTGCCGAGCCTCGTGCTTTCGGAAGAGGTGGACCACGTCCGTGAAGATCGGCCGGAAGTCGTCGATCAGCTTCGCCCACTTGGAGAAGGCCAAGGAGAGATCTTTCGCATCTGGCTCAAATAAAAGCGAGAACTCAATGCCACCAGGCTGCCCCCCGGTGCGGCGCATCTCACTCGCAGAGGCTGAAAGGGTACCCAGGCCTGAGCCATAGGCTGACGAGGGGGCCATGACTAGATGTCCGAGCCGTCAGGCCAGATGGGAGTCGCTGCGTATGGAGCGTCCCCGGTGCCTGGGGCTGGGTCCCAATCGGGATCCTTGGCCCTGGTCCAGTGGGAACCCATGCGGGAGTCAGCAGACCCAGCGTCGGCGCTTCCCCCGTTGTCAAGGAGCATCATCCGGACGGTGGGAAGGGAGTCGAGAAGGGCCTGCCCCTTGGTGATCAGTTGCTGCGAGGCATGCCAGTTGGGGGCCGATCGCTGGGGGCCTATGGTCTCCTTGGCGAGCAGGACATAGCCCGAGGTCAGGAGCATCTCCACCTGCTGAGCCCAGGCCTCAGCTACGGAAGATGCCGTGATCGAGTCGCTGATCCCGTTGGCCAGGAGGGCCGCTCGCACTTGGTTGTACGCCTTCGCCCAGATGACAGCGGCTTGCGTGGAGGTCGGAGTCGTGGTTGACGAGAGGGTCCCCAGCTGGGGTGCCATTGAGGTTGCTGTGGCGATGTCCGCGTTATAAGCCACCCTCGAACCCTATCCTTTGGAATCCCTTGACAATTGCGCTGCAAGTGCCTGGAATTATTGGATTCCTTCGTTTATTTTCCCCAGGTAGCAGGACATGATCGGGAACCGAAACCCCCGTATGCGGAGGCTCAGGTGCCTTCTTCGGCATCCGCTGCCTTGGCCTTCTTCTTCGATTTCGGCTTCGTCGCAGGCCTTGCTGCACCCCGTGAGATCAGCTTCGCACCGTCATAATCTGAGGCCTCGAAGGAGTCACCAGGAACCAGCTTGGCACCACCGACGGACAGAGGGCAGCAGGCGACGAGCTTCATCAGTCAGCCTTCTTCTCAGCTGCCTTCTTCTTGGCGGGGGCCCTCTTCCTGACAACGGGCTTGGGACGTGCTGGCGGGGGTCCTGCGACCTCCCGGATCACCCCAATCGCCTCCAGCTCACTTGAGTTCGGGAGGGGTGGGGCAATGGCTCCAGCAGGATATTCAACCCCACTGTGTCGCAGGCACTGTCCAGGACAGACTTCGTACTTCGCCATGAGGGACGCTCCTCTCGATGCTAGGCGTGGCTCAGCACGCCCATGGTTTCCCAGGACGAACCGTCGCAGACGAAAATGCCCCACTTGCCCTGGCCCAAGGTTTCCTTGGTGGAGGCTGCGTCATCCCTGACAACGAGGTTCTCGGCGCCACCGGCGGTGTTCTTGATCAGGAAGAAGAGGCCAAGGCTGGCCTCCTCCGCCGGGAGGTCCACGTTGCGATGTGAGCCGTCGGGGTCCAGCGCTTGGAACTGCGCGTCCTGAGGGACCAGGGTCTTCGTGCCCGCTAGGGTCTCGATGTTATGCCCGGCCCGAAGCCGTAGGCCATTCACCGGGTTGACCGCGACCCCTTGGGGGATCAGAGTTTCAGCCATGTCTTCCTCCTAACTAACGACCGTCGAATACAAGTAGCCCAGCTCCGTAGTGGGCGCAGCCATCTGATCCGTGTATAGGACGTCAATTTGCTCGACGTAGGGGGTCGGCTCCCACCGGCGCACGGCGCCGTCTGTAGACCCCTGGAACTTCCACCGCTGGAGGCAGCTCTGGGGGGTCATCGGGGCCGGACTGGGTCGCAATTTACACCACAGCGCGAACTTGCCCCAGATGTACGCCTTGACGGCTGTCAGGTTCTCTTCCGCAGAGTTCGCAACAGCCTTGCCCACATAGACGTTCTCCACATCGAGGGCTCTGGCGATGTCGTCATTGGTCACGATTCCGACACTGCTCTGGGTCCTGGACGAGAACTCCACGAGGGCCGGGTGTTGGCGGAGGGCCTTGTAGACCTCATACCCAATAATGACGGTGTCGGGCGCCTCCCCGGAGGCCTTGATGATCGTATCTCGGGCAGTCTGGCCGATGGAGACGGGGTCGCTTGCGGCATTGTCCCACTGGTCAGAGCCCGACAGTGCTGTCGTCTTACCAGTGAACACCGTGGTCGAGAAGGCGATGGCTGCTGCCTGCCGCTCTCGGTTGATCGCTACCTCGCGGGCGAGAATGGCAGCCTTGGCCTGCCGCATGTTCAGCCCGTTGCCCTTGGCGAACTCCGCGGTGGACTTGCTGAGCTGGCAGCCGAGACCGTTGAGGTCTACTTCCCAGCCTGTAGCCTTGCTGATGCTCGTCGAGAGCAGCAGGGGCGAGGACTGGCCGTCGGCCATGACCATATCGTGACCCGGAGACGCTGAGGAAAAACCGCCGTCTAGGCTGTAGAATTGGCCACTCTTCGTCGGAACAGCGGTAGACGGGAATACGTCGTCCGCGATAAAGCTGCCCAGGCTCGGCCCAAGGAGCCGAATGTAGTTGGTCAGCATCACGTCCTGCTTGAACGAAAGGATATTGCTAGTCATTGATCAGTACTCCTAACTAGGCCCGAGCCTAGCCTTCCTCGTAATAAGAAGGTGCCCACAGGAACGAACCGACTTCGCCGTCTGCAAAGGTCCCGAGCGCGATTCCAAAAGCGTAGTTACCGGTCGTTGCGGTGACGGCCTCGCCAGAGGCATCGGACATCGCAAGAGTTCCGACGGTGATGGCGCCTCCTGCGATTACCTTGATGAGGCCTCCGACCTGCACCGGCAGGTAGACGGCCGTGGACGAGCCGTCGGCGACGTCGTTGGTAAGTGCCCCGATGGCAAGCTCGCCACCGCCGGCAGCGGCAAGATCGTCCTCGCCGCTGGGCTTGACAAGGAACCAAGCAGAGGAGGAGAGGTCCGCCGTGGTCCGACGGGTGAGAATCTGAGGATCAAAGGGGACCGACATCGAACGCTCCTAGTTGAGGGACTCGGCCTCGTAGGCCGCGAAAGTTGTGGGATCGGCGAGGACTTCGGCCATCGCTCGGGCGTACGCGGCTGCCGCGTCGAGCCCCTCGTCTGCCGTGAGGCGCTCGGCCAAGGTCTTGACAGTGGAATCAATGTCGGTGGGGGCCTCGGCAGGGGCCTGCTCGGCGGACTCACGTCCCACCGGGAGGCGACCCTCAGCGAAGATCCGATTGGCCTTCTCCTCGCCTAGCGTCTGGCACACCTGCCAGTAGTCCTCTCGCTCAGTAGGAGCGATTCGACCAATCGAGCAGGCCTCATCAAGGCAGCGTGTCTTCTCGCGGTCCTCAAGGGCACCATTCCGGTCCCGGAGGCCTTCGACCTCCTTGGTGGCGGTCTCAAGGGTCTCGGTGAGGATGGCCACCTTGGCGGCCTCGCTCTGGAGGCGTTGAACCTCCGCCAGAAGCTCAGAGGCCTCGGTCGGAAGGCCAGCAGCTTCGGCCAGGTTGATGAGTGGATCGCTCATGCGGACGGTCTCCTTGGGTGCCGGTGCAGTCGTCTCAGACAGGAACACGCGGCGCAGTGGTTGCTCGCTTGCGGAAAGGGTACCAGAGACGCTAGGCGACTGCATCCCC